AACGCTTTGCGGAACCCGTACACCGCTGACTGGCCGCCCATTTTGTTCACTTCAGCAGCGGTAAGAACATGCTCCCCGTTGGACAGCATCGCCGGGATGCTGTCCGATGTGCCCGTGCCGGCACCCCAGACGGGGCCACCGCTTGAGAACTGGGGAAGCTCATCGACCTTGCCCGGAATGACCCGATAGTGGACGTGGTCTTCGTGGTTGCCGGTGATGCCCTGCCCAGGATTAGGTTGCGTCGAACCGTCTGGGCGATACAACATGCCGTTCCAGATGGTGTACTGCAACCCGATTTTGGCGGCGTTCTCAATCAGCCACTTGTTGATTTTGTTACCAAGGGCGATGCTCTCATCGCTGCGCTTGCCCAACTCGTTGACCATGATGTCGGCTGCTTGACCGGATGAATGCTCATTGGGGCCGTCCGGTTTACGGTAGTCGTTACCGATGTAGGCGCCCGTGTCACCGAACTTCTGTTGAATCAAGTCCTGAATCATCGCGGTGCGTGGTTCAACCGCTCCACCGGTGTCCTCAGTGACCGCGCCCGAGTAGATCGGCGCACCGACTGCTGACTGACCAGGAATTTTCGCGGTCAGACCGCCGCCCCTGCCGCTGGTGGATGTCAGGGGATTGCCGTTGGCGTCGTAGCCGAATCGGGGCACCGACGACAAGCCCTGACCAGAACTGCTCAACGGGGTTTGTCCCGCCGCAACACCGGGAGCCATCGGGCCTGGATTAAAGCCTGTGGTTCCACCGGGAGTTGCCGCCGCCGAAGCCGTGGGCATCCCGATGCCGAGTTGCGCTAACAGCTTCCCCAAAGGGGTGTCGGCCCCGAACACCGAATTAAAAGCAGTTGACACGAAATCTTTGATCTTGGTGACGATGCCTTCAACGCCGCTTTTGACCTTGCCGACAACGTCGTTGATTTTGTTCCACAACCGGTCAACAGCCGCAGTCACGTCATCGAAAGCGTCACCGATCCTTGTGCCCACATCTTGGCCGGTCTGCTTCAACTTGCCGAACCAGTCGACCACGTTCTTCACACCGTTGTAGGCCAGAACAGCGCCATCTTTGGCTCTGACGAACACGTTGTGGATGTCGTCGCGGTGAGTGGTCACCCACGCACCCATCGTGTTCAGAATGTCAGTGACGTTGCCGAGACCTAACGCGAAATCCTTCAACGGGTCTTCGTCGGCTTTCTTCCCCAACACTGCGGCGATGAAGTTCGCGCCCAGCCGGGAAGCCGACGCCTTCAGGTTCCCGATGGCGCCGTCGAAGGTCTCCCCCATGCGCTTGGCTAAACCAAACGTGCCGTCAGCATTCCTGACCGAGCCGTAAACTTTCTGGATGGCTTGCTGTAGCTCATTGGCGCCGATCTTGCCTTTTTTCAGGTTCTTCTCAAGTGTTTTGTCGTCGTAGCCGAACGCTTCCTTCAGGATGCCCCGAACATCAACGCCGGCATCCACAAGCTGCTGCATCTCTTCGCCAGTCAGCTTCGTTTTGGACCGAACCTGCTCCATGATGACCGACAACTGCTCAAAGCTGGCTTGGCCGCCAGTGGACGCGGTGAGATTCGCCAAGTCGGTGATGAGTTGTTTCACTTCGCCTGAGTTCAACCCTGCGGAGATCGCTTTCGGGACTGCCTGCATGGCTTTGTCCAGCGAGATCGGTGTGCCTTCGACGGCTTCCCGCACTTCTTTCTGGACGTTCTTGATCTCTTCAGGGCTGAGTTTTAAGCTCAACTGCACGGTGGACTGCTGCAAGGTCTTCAGCCGGTCCAACCCAGCGGACAGCACGCCGCCGACACCGAAGATGGCGCCGAGCCCTAAACCGCCGAGAGCGCCAGCGATAGCGGTCCTGAGCGCCGACCCGATGGCTTTACCGGCCCGGACAGCCCACCGCACGCCCGCCAACTCCATCGGGGCGAAAATCATTGTGGACAACGTGCCCGAGCCCATGTGGTTGCGGATACCCGCAGCGATGTTCGATCCGATGGATGTGCCGACTTGCCTTCCCTGGCTGCCGACAGCGTCAAGGGCCGACGAAACCTGCTTTTTGATGCCGTCCGTGCGGACGTTCAGGGAAATGTACGCGGTCGCTAACTGCACTCCACTAGCCACTGTCCATCTCCCTTCTGCGTCGTCGTCGTTCGGCCAACTCTTGCGAGTCCTGCAATTTCACTTCTTTGTCTGTTGGAAACTTCAGCGGCTTCGGCGCATTGCCTTGGCACCCGCCGCGCTGCCAGTTCGCGCCTTCTGCCGCGTACAAGATGCCGGCGAGAAGTTGCAACTCAGGTGTCACCCACCACGATTGGGGCTTCTTGGCCCGGTAATACGCTGACTCCGCGACCGGCGGCAACCACCGCAGAAAGTGGTACAGATCCCGCCAAGTCAAACGGTTACCGATGTCAGCCCGAGTCCAGCCCCGAGACATCAGGTCGTGGGTGATCGCCTCCCCGTGTTCCCGCAGTTCTACGAGGAGGCTTCGGATTCCCCCAAGCTGACAGTGGATGCCGTTCTCCACGCCGTCAGCAACTCATCCAAAGCCCCGGTGGGTAGTGCTTCAAACCAGGACAGTTCCTGCTCCGAAACCACATGCTTGAGCATCGCCAACGCGATGGAGCGTGTTCGTTTCCGTATTGGCAGCGGCTTGGACACGGCGAACGGGGCTAGGGCGGCCAAGGTTTTAGCGTCGGGCGCCGTCAGCAGATCTTGGCTTTGGCCCTGCTTCATGGTGCGAAACACCTTCACGCCGAGATTGGTGAGTTTTTTCTTCGCATCATCTAGCAGTGGTTCCCATGTCACTTCCGTGCCGGCTTCGACTTCGGACAGGTCGTTGGCTACCCCAATGATCTGCTGTTCCACGTCCAAGCGTTCCAACTCTGCCATGAGAGCGTCAAACGTTTCTTCGTCAATGTAGTCGAACCGTGGGACTAGGACAGTCGCGGGTTTGCGGCCCTTGACGGGGATGGTGAACGGAATTTTGGTTTGCTCATCATCGAACCCGGACAGCACAACAGCTTTCATAGGGGGACGGCTCCTTCATGTTGGGTGGGACGACTCAGATCGTGCTGTGGCTTCCCGGCGGGTGGCGGGCCGTCCCAAGGTGACCACCCGCCGGGAAGGACTCAGCTACCCGGCGAGTAGTCGAAATAGGTGACGACCGCGTTCAGACCGCCGTCAGGCTGGTACACGTCCACAGTCAGTTCGTACTTCGTCAAATCCTTGTGGACGTACATCACGTCACCGAGTTCCACCACCAGACCTTCGCGGATGACGATGCGGCCAGCGCGGTCACCGTCGATGAAGTCGATGACGAAAGACTGGCGGCTCAACTGCAACGCGGAGTGTTCTACGGTCAGCGCGTCACCGTTGGTGGTGACGTTGTTGCTGCCGTAGACCGCCCGCAACACCGCAGCGGAAGTCTCCAGCAGGGTGAACTTGACGCTTTCGGTGTAGTTGTCCTGCGTGGTCTTGACGGTGGTGCCGCCCCACGCCTTGTGCCGGGTCACGTCCCGAGCGATGGAGTTCGTGACACCGTCTTCGGACACCCAGCCCAGATCAACGAACGAAGCGTTCAGCGCGGCGGTTGCACTCGTCGGAAGGGCGGTGCCCAAAGGTGCGGCGTACACCGCAGCACCATCGGCGGGAATTGTAGCGGCCCAGATGTTGCCGGAATCGGCCATGATATTTTGCCCCTTTCAGGCGCGGGACGGCCCTGATGGGTTTATGTATGAAGTTTTGTATTCGGTTGTGTTAGTTGGCTTTGACCATCAACGTTCCGGTGAACTGCCACCGTTCATAATCCAGAACGTCAGGATTGGCGTAGTCTGCCGGCCCGGACGTTTCGTCCCACGCCCGCACAAACATTGTGTGGTCGTCAGCGGTGATCGTTGTGCCGCCCGCGTTGCGGAGAGCAGTCCGGGCTGTGTTGCACATCGCTTCCACCTGGGCCACTTCTTTGGCGTAACACTCCACCAAAATTTGGGCACTGTCGGTGGCGATGCTGTCCAGGCTGCCGCCAACCCTGGACACTTTCACGAATCGGTCAGGGCGTGCGCGGGCCGGCATCTTCGCCGACACAAACGCATACTGGTCAAACGCTTCGGACAGCACCGCAATCGCCCCGAGCAGAGCAGGCTTCGGAGTGGGCCACAGAAACATCAGGGCGTGTATTCCTCAAGCGCCGACGCAGATGGCGAAGGGCGCTGAGTTGCGTTCAACACCTTGATCAGAGTGTTGTTCTTCGCGCAGGAAAACTTGGCGTGATTAGACGACGTGTAAACCTGCACAAACCATCGGCCCTGCCTGACCTTGCGGCCCTGGAAGGACGACATCTTGTAGCCAGCTTTACGGACCCGCCCCTGCCGCAAACGGTTACCGACAGTGTTCTCACCCAAGGTGTTGTTGGCGGCGTTGGTGATCGCCCTACCGCGGCGCTCCAACTCCCGAATCACCGCCGGGTCACGGCGCAGATTGTAGAAACTGCTGTTCTTCCAACTGACCTTCAGGTCGCTACTCGCCATCAACGAACTCCACCAAAACCCAGTTCCCGTCAGCGAACAACCCCAGAAGATCGTTGCGATCCCAAATGCACAGGTTGTTGTACTCTTCTTCGGTGGAGAAGCGATTCCCAGCCGGGAAGTCATGCACCGACTTCTCTGTGTGAACGCGGATCACTCCACACCCCAACCATCATCGCTGGCGTATGGCGGCATGTTGGCATTCCTAGGCGACGTAGCATTCGGTGCCACATCAATGCCGAACACACCAAACGACTTCGCCGTCCGATACGGCTTCAGCCGCATCTTGCACGCAGTCGACAACCACGGACCAGTTGTTGTCGCCGGCTCCTGCCCGATCCGCACCGTCGCCACTTCACGCTGAACGTTGTAGCCGCTAGCCTGATAATCCGAAGTTGTCGTTTGGGGTTTCGTCAGAACAGCCACCACCATCGTGGCAACCACCCGAGCCACCGCAGGGGGCACCGGAGCAGGCGTGTAGCCGAGATAGCCCACAACCTGATCCGATGCCTCCTCAAGCAGCGTGGAGACATCTTCAGTGACGGGCCGCCCTAGGGCGTTTTCCACATCAACTTCAGATGCCAGTGCCATTTACGAACCCGAAGTTGCCCGTGCGCGGGTGATCTTGCCATGCTTGCGCTCGTTGCCGTAGCGCAACCCGATCTCGCCGTACACCTGAACCTTCTCCGACGCGCCCGTCTTCGCCAAGGGCTCAGCGAAGAAGTGGCCCTTTCCTGGGATCTCCAAGAACGCCGGGGCGCAGTCTTCCACCGACGCCACGATGATGGTGTCGGTGGGGATGTAGCGAGAAAGCAGGATGTTGGTGCGACCGAAATCGGTTTCGATGGTCTGAAGGTTCACACCACCGACGTTGCGCGACACTTCCTGGTAGGACGTGCTGGTGATGAACAGATCCGAGAGCTTGCGCTTCAGGGTGGCGTTTACCATCAGGGTGCGGGTCTCCGACTCCTGAATGCCGCCGTTCTCCCACACTTCCTGCATGAGATCCAGCACCGAAGCCTTGGTCAGCACGGTGTTGTTCATGTCCACCACGTTGGTGCTGATGGCGCTGAGCAGTCCGCGAGTCTTGCGGGCTGAAGCGTTGTTCGCCGGCAACTGGTAGGTGCCAGAAATGAAGGACTTCTCCACGTCGCGGGCGATCTGCTTGAACTCCTGCTGCAACTGCCACGCCAACTCGTCGTTCACGACGTTGGGGCCGCCAACGAACGGTGCAGAACCGGCGAACTGGTTGGTAGCGGCCTGCTTCGTGTAGGTGACCGAGACCTGTTCCTGGTGGATTTCCAGCACGTTGGAATCTGCCGCCCGGACACGCCCTTCAGCGGTGGGGGCATCCGCGCCTTCCAGCCGCTGCCGGTCATCGGCGGCGTCCCGAAGGTCGTACTGGCTCCAGGTGAAGATCGTGGAGTTGACAGCGACACCGCCGGTCAGACCGCCGATAGCGGACAGGAACGGGGTGTCTTCGGGGGAAACGTTGAACAGCTCCCCCACATAGTTGGGCAGATTGAAAGTCGTACCCAAACCGGAAATACCGGCCATGATTTCTTACCTTTCGTGTTAGGTGTTGCGGGCCAATTCGGCCAGTCGCTGCGTCTTCAACTGGATCGCCAGTTGGAAGTCGCCAGCAGCTTCTGCGGCTGCGATCTGTTCTGCAACTGATGGCGGTGACGGTTGATTACCGACACCAGGAACGTGGGTTCCTTTCAAAGGGCGCACGGACAAATCCCTGAAACGTTCAGCTTGCCGTGACAGCGTTTCTTCGTCAGTACCCGTAAGGAACAACTCAGCGTCATCATCCAAGATGCCGTGCTTGGCAGCGATGCGCCACCGCAGGGCTTCGGCTTCGGCGCGGGCGGCGCGTTTCGC